GAGGTGCACATTGCTTGTGTGATTGCCATTTCTTACTCCTTAACTTACGGGATTGCGAACTTGAACAGTGCGATACGTGTCAGTACGTAGCTTACCGTCGCCCAAGTTCTTCAAGAGGCCGATTGCCTGAACGTACAACTTCTCATAGACCGCGATCATGTCAGGCTCACCTTTCATGAAGCGGATGGCCTCAATCAATGCGCCGTTCAAGAGAGCAGTATCAAACTCAGTGCCCAGCCACGTAGTGCCTGCTGTGACAATGGACTCAGGGTAGTAGCCGTAGTGCAACTCTGCACTGTACGACTGATCGGGTGTGGGGCCAACGATGAACGCTGAGGCATCGAAGATGGCGTAATACTTAGGCAACGTGCGAGTGGCAGTCACATCGCGTGGGTACGCCTCGCGGATGAAGTTCACATCCTTGTCAATCAGATAGTGGTACTCCCCGTCGGACTTGATCACTGCCAGTGAGTACACGTACAAGAAGTCAGACGGAATCTGGAGGTACTTGTTGCCAGCCGTCATTGCCCCTGTTACGTTCTTGCGAATCGCAGGAATCTGCACCGAGTTATAAATCTTCTGCTCAGCCTGCTCGGTGAACATAGCCAACTCCTGCGAAGAAAACTCGTTCTCGCAGATGTTCTGGATGTTGGTGCACAACTCGGTGTAGTTCATGAGCTACCTCTTAGGCCATAGGGCCACGGGCCATCTTGCCTTTGGTTTGAGCCTTGCCACCACGCACAACGATGCCGCTGGTCTTAGCGGTGTCAGGATAGCCTGCACCTTCAACCTTGTTGGCGGGCGTGATCTTCTTGGCTTGCGGGATCATCGCAACTTGTTTGACTTGCTTGGTAGCCATATCAGCCTCCGCGAGAAGAGCCGCGCTGGTTCATTGCGCGTGCTACGTTGCGGCCATAAGCCTTCATTGCGCTGCCAGTCACGCCACCTTTGGCGAACTTGGCCACACCTTTGTGCATGCGTTTCTCATGCGCTGAAACTTCTTTGTCGGCAATAGCCTTCACTTCTTTCTTGTCCATGATGACTCCTTATGTGATCACAACCGTTACTGTACCAACTTGTCCCACTCCAACCAAGTTATTTGGTGTGAGTTCCGAATCAAAACCTCGGGCCATCCCGACGGGGTTCCACCCCCACTGAATGTTCCGACTACCTTCGCCAATCGACCCAGTTGCAGTTGTTCCCGACTGATAGTACGTATTATCCCTGCGTGGGTTCCGCAGTGCTTGCGGATCATCCACCGGATACATACCCAGTTGCAACTGAGGCTGGTCAGGTTCCCAACACTCTTTGCAGACCAAGATGTTGACCTGCTTTGTCTTGATGATCAGTTGGCGTAGCTCACGCAAACGAAACTGAAAACCACAACGGTCGCAGATCGCAATCGCAATCTTGCCGGAGGCAAAACGGTTTCCCATTAGCCACCCCCGATGTAAGCGCGACGCGGCACAAACCGAATCGCGGCTTTCTCTCTATCCTCTCCTGCTGCCAGATCAAACTGTTCGTCGTATGCGGCCTTCAACATCGGGATGCGGCCTTCCAACTCGGGCACCTTCATGGCGATGTGATAGGCCAAACCAGCCGTCACAGCGGGCAGGAAACGGAAGTTCATGTCAGCGGTCTCAACACCCGCGCCAGCGTCCTGAATACGGCGCATACGCCAGTATGCAAGCTGGTAGTAGGGGGAGGCAGCGGTGCCTTGATCTGGGGTCGGCCAGACGGTCACAGCGGGCACCTGCGGCCAGTAGACCTCGGCTCCTGCGGTGTGTGCGGCTGGGAAGGTGTCTTGTTGGCCACGGCCACAGTTGTACAGCGTACCTTGCGTGCTGCCTTGGGCTTGCACGATGTAGCCGTAGCTGATGATCTCACTGTCCAAACGAATGAAGCCTGCGGCGGGCAGGCCAGTCACATCGCTCAGGATGATCGTTGTGGCAGTCGAAGTAATCGTGGACGACAGCAAGCCAGCAGTCAGGCTTTCTTGGCCCGACATGCGCTGAATCCAAATCTGGATTGGGCGAGCTTGCTGTAACTTGTTTGGGATCGTTGCGTACGTGGAAACACTGATGCGCGTGATCGTGAGGTCAGACTGCGTGGACACGTTGCCCGCGCCCGTGCGAATGACGTGCTCCATCAGGTCGATGGTGTCGTTGGGCAGCGCGTATGTGTTGATGCCTTGCACGAGGTTGATGACCCCCTGCTCAATCGTCCACATGTTGATGCCACGGTTCTGCCACTCGATGGTCATCAGGTTCATCGAACGACGGGCAGTGCGCAGGTCATAGCCTGTACGCATCTCGCGGCCAGCACGCTCCCACGATTCCTCTGCGATCTCAGTGAATTCGAGGTTGAATATGGAGGTGCCTGAAGTCGTCATCTGAAGCTCGCTGTCTTTTTGGCAATAGTCTTAGGCTGGGCAACAAACTGTTTGCCCGCCGCCTTACCAGCACGTTTTGCACGAGTTGTCGCTGCGTACTCTGCGGGGCTAAGCGATTTTATCGCCTTCTCTGGCAAATAACGCTCACCCGTTTTTGAAGACGGCTTGCCGCTCTTGGTGCGCCACTTCTGGTCACCCCAGTCTTTGAGAGACTTTTGCGGCGCTTTCATGTCAGTCCTTGTACCCACCGCCTGCGGCTTTGTACTTCTTGGCCACAAGCTGTGCTTTACGGGCTGACCATTGGCCAGCGCCTGTACCTTGAGTTGCTGCGGCCTTCACCTGTGCCACGATTCGCTTGCGCAGACCGGGCTTGGTGTAGTTGCCAGCAGCGTTGACCGAACCGCCCTCAGCGTATTCCGTGAAGTCGGTATTGTCGCGGCGTTGGCGCACCTGCCCATCCTCGGTGAAGTCCGTGTTGTCACGGCGTTTCTTCACCTTGGCTTTGGGCATTTTGCTTGGGTTGATGATCCCCATACCGCGACTGGCTCTCATGATCAGCAGGCGTAACCGCCACCCTTCATCGCAATCATGGTGCCTTTGGTCTTGCCTTTCTTGGCAATACCATCAGCGCGACGAGATGCAGAAGAACCTACTGAGCCACCTTTCTTGAAGGCGGGAGCGGGCATTGCAGACTCATCAGCAGCCATACCGGGGCCACGACCTTTGGGGGCCACAGGCATGATTGGCTTCTTGGGCATAGGCTTCTTGGGCATCGGCTTGGGCATCGGCTTTTTCATGGGTGCAGAAGCACCGTCGATGTCTTGGGGCACTTGCATGCCTTCGCGGAAGATACCGCCGTCAGCGAATTTACGTTTTTTCATTTGCACATCCCGCCTTTCTTCATTGCGATTTGAGTGCCTTTGGTCTTGCCTTTCTTGGCAATACCGTCAGCAGCTTTGCGGTACACAGCACCGCCTGATTTCATGCCCATCATCTCAGCCTTTTCGTGCTTGATCATGGACTTTGGAGCGCCAGCTTTTTTCATGAAGCTGACCTCTTTTTTCGCCATGGCTTTAGATTCTTTCATCTCACCACCTCCAGAAAATTTGCGACCCTTGTCAGCCGCACTAAACTCTTTGGCGACCTTGGTAGGTACGCCGACCTTTTTTGCGAATGCAGGATTGTGGGCCGCTGCATCCATAAAACGCTTCTGTTTTTCACTAACTGAGGGCACTTCTTTGCTCCTTCATGAACTCATCGAGCTTGGCATCGAGACGATCAAGGCGTTGAATGACGCGGTTCATGTCGTTGTGGACATCGGCCTTCGTCACGTATTCCTTGGGCATCTCTTCCCGAGTCTTGTTGAGCAAAATTTGAACGCGCTTCAATTCTTCGTGCACACCCTTGACCCACAGAAGGATCAGTGCGGCTACGAAGGATAAGACAACGTTCCATACCATCAGTTCCATGTCAACACTTCCACGCTCTGAGACTTTTGTTGATGCGACTGTCGGGGTCTTTTTTAGTCTTCTCGGATGTCAGCTTCTCTTTCATACCGCTCATACGAGCGCAGAAGGAGGCGCGACGCCCTGCGTCGGCTTTGGTCTTGGGGTTGGGTGCGGGGGGCTTCAAATTCATCCCCTGCTTCTTTGCGGAGGCGCGACCTTTCGCGTTGAGCCCACCACTCGGATTCTTCCCTTCTTTCCGTTGCCATGCAGGACTCTTAGCCATAGAAGACCGTGACCGAAGCCACGTCCGTCAAGTCTGCGTAGACGTTGGTCTGGAACAGCAAGCCTTCGCCCGGCAGCAACATGTACTGAGGGCAGGTCATGCTGGCCATGGTGTTGATAGTGGTCTTCACGCTACCGCTTGAACCACCATCTTTGAGCACCACGCTTCCAGCACCAGTAGTAGGAACGATCAGGACTGCCTTGACACGGGCGCGAGGAATAGCATCCCCGCCCTGCGTGAGCATCTGACCATCGCCGTCGCTCGAAGTTCGCGGGCGACTCGCAAGGATGTCTGTTTGCATTCCCATGTCGGGCTCCTATCAGACGTTCTGCTGACCGGTGTAAGGATCAACCACGAAGTAAGTGATGTAGCCTGCAACGGTGCCAGCGCCGCTGGTGTTGTCAGTCACGGTCACATAAGACATCTCGGTCAGGGTAGCACCAGTCACAACGGAGCCAACGCTGGTAGTACCAACGGCGGACACGTCCAAACCAGAAGCGAAGAAGTTGTTGTCTGCGGTGCCGCTGGTGTAACCAGTAGCGCCAATGTCGCACGAACCTGTACCGGCATCGTTGATGCTGATGGACAAGATCACTGCGCCAGCGGGCAGAATGAGGGGAGTAGTGCTCAGTGCAGAAGACACTGCGACGTTTGTGCCTGCGGTGGCGGGGCTTGCATCGGCAATGTAGAACGATGCGGCCATGATGCCGGAGCCACAGTAAGCGGTGCGCGATTGATCACCGCCGCCAGAACGCCAAATACTTTGGGTGGTAGAGACTGCCATTTCAATTTTCCTTACGTACAAGATCAGCGCATCATTCGGTACGTCGTTTGCCGGGTCAATATGATGCACCGGGATTCCCGGAACGATTCAAATATACACCAAATACCAAAAAAGAAAAGCCCCCGAAGGAGCTTTTCTTTACGCCGATTAAGCGCCGGGAGAACCGAAGATACCCAGAGGATCGGAAACACCGAAGCTGTAACGCTCGCGGGCTTTGTAACGGCTGTTGCCGGTATCAAAGTCAGCGTCCATACCGTTTTGCAACGGGCTACGGACAAAGTGCTTCAAGCCGTTAGGCACGTCAGTCATCAAGAACCATGCGTTGGTGTCTGTCAAGTAGTGGTTGACAGTGTAGCCTTCGCGGATGGAGTTCATGGACTTCAATGCGTTCACGTCGTTGTCATTGGTACCGACGCGGAGTTCGGTTTCCAACAAACGAGTTGCAACGAATTGCAGGCTTGGGGGAACGATCAGTTTCTTAGGCTGAGCAGCGATCAGCAAACCGCGTTCGTCTGTCCAACCAGCGATCTGAATAACGGCGGCTTCCAAGGAAGTCTCGTTCAGGTCGGCAGCGACAGTGGGACGGTTGCTGTTGGTACCACCAGACACCAGAGGGTGAGCAGTCGAGCACAGAACTTGGCCGTCACCGTAGGTGGGGCCGCCAGTGAAGGCGTTGTTCAGGATCGCAGCAGCTTTAACCTGCTTGGTGTAGGCCATGGCGCGAGCCAGAGCCTTGGTGTATCGAGCGGACAACGAGTCATACAAGTTGTCTTCGATAGCTTCTTCGGTCAGAGAGAAACCCATCGCAATGGTTTCGTGCACGTAACGTGCAGTCCATGCCTCTTGCGCGTTGTCATACGCCAGTGCAGAACCTTCATTCTTCACAGGTGCGGCACTGAAGCCAGACAACTTGGTTTCTTCTTCAAAAGAACGCTCAGAGGTTTCGGTCTCGAAAATCTCTTTGTGTTCTTCACCGTATTTTTTGTACTCCAAACCAAACAGCGCGTTAAGGCCGGGCAGGAGTTCTTTCAGTAGCTGGGCACGAGAAATAGCCATGATTTAACTCCTTAGACGCCAGTTGGGTTGAGATACTGATGACCGCCAGCCCACGTTACCGTGTTCGGAGTGCCTTCAGCGAGAGTGATGTACGGAGCGTTCCACTTGCAGATGAATTCGCAGAACTCACCAGAAGAGTTTGCCGTATCAGGCACACCAGCGATGATGCGGATAGGCAACGAAACGGTCGTAGCGGCGCTGGAGCCGTCGATGGCCACAGCAGAGTCACCAGTGGTCGTAGAACCGGAGTTCTGGATCAAGGAGACGTTGTTACCGATAACGGTTTGACCGTAGAAAGCAACAGTGGTGCCCGAAGACACAGCAGCTACTTTGAACAGGACATCGGGATCATCCACAACGTAAGCCTGAGCGTCAGAAGCGACAGTGCCGGTGGGCCAGTATTGGCTCCAGCGAGGTTGCTTAGACGAAGGGTCAGTGTAGGTGCAGCCCATGAAAACGCCAACAGGAGTGGCGGTGGAAGTGCCAGTGTCTTTCTCAATGGTGCCAGAAGAAACCAGCTTGACCACATCACCGTAGAAGATGTTAGCAGCATAGCCGCTTGCAATCTTCAACAGACGGGTCGAACCGGCATAAACCTGACCGCCAATCAAATTGACTGGTTTAAGCCCGTAAGGGGCAGAAACGGTTGGATAAGCCATTTGTGACTCCAAAAAAGTTAAGTGCCATTGCCAAAACGAGACACCGTAGTTTTGCGCTCGTTGTAGAGCGGCATACGGGGATCGTTCTCGCGCATGAGATTGTTATCGACAGAGTGCATTTGGGACGATGCTTGATTCTGGAACCAAGCGTTGCGATCCGCAACGAACTCAACGGGGGTTTTGCACAGCATCAAACCACCAATCACGATATTGTCCTTGAAGCGGTCGTTTTCGACGCCTGCAACGTAAATCTCGGGGTGATCAGAAGCCTTGACGGGTTCCCAACCTTCTTGTAGTTTCAAGGAGATGTTCATGGCGTCAGCTTCTCCGCGAGTGCTGATGCGAACCCAGTGGAATTCATAGCCGTCCTCCGGGTGGGGAGTGGGCAAGGTCTCGGGACGAGTCCACGATTTCTTGCGGGCCGTTTTTTCACGGGTTTCCAGTTCACGATTAAGTCTATTTTCAGCCATTTTGTTTCCTCAATTCCATAGCAACCTGTTTGGCGTATTCTTCCAGTGGCACTCCGAGCTTTTTAGCCAGAGCAACTTGCGTACGCGAGAGAGTGATCTTTTTAGGGGCCACACTTCGTGTTGCAGATGCAACGACTGTCGTCTTTCGACGACGCTCTTCGGTCACCTCCTCGTGGTCATCGTCGTCCTCGAAGGACTCCGGGAACACTTGGCGCATACGAGAGTTGATTTTCTCGTAGTATTCGTCAGATCGCGGGTTGACGCCCTGTTTGACCAGCTTTTGGTGCAACCCCAACGCGAAGCTGGTCATCTCATCGTCTTCTCCGAACCATTTGTTGGCTTGTTGCCAACTTACGGCGCGGTCATCAACAGACTGTGCTGGGGCGGTTGTTTGTGTTTGTACATCATACTCGTCTTCTTGTAAAGCGGGAAGTTTCAGGTTGTTTACTCGCTCAACCTTCATTTTCGCGGCAGTCAGTGCTTCTTGAGCCTCGACTACGGCGTCCGCTTCACCAGACTCATAGGCTTGCTTGTACTTGGCTTTGGCCTCCTCGTGCTCCGCAGCGGCCATCTTTTTGGCCGATTCCAGCATCGCTTCTTGGTTCTTGGAGACAGTGCCCTTGAGCTTTTTGTTCTCCTCAGCGATCTGCTGGGCGTAGCGCAGGGCTTCCTCACGCTCCTTGGCGGCGGCTTCGGCGGCGCGTCGCTGGTCGTGGTAGCCCTTGCTGAAGTGCTGGAGGCGCTTGCGCACCTTCTCGGAATACTCGTCCATCTCCTCCTCGGATAACTCCATGGGGGCTTTGGAACGCTTCTTCCCTTGATCTTCCTCGGGGCGGTCATCAACCACCTCGATGTCAAAATCGTCTTCCTTGGCTTGCGCCTTGGTTTTCTCGCGCTTGGCTTCTTCTTCCGAAGCGCGTCCTTCGACTTTCAGCGTGTAGCTGCCGTCGTCTTTTTCTACGAAGTCGGTCTTGTCCGACACCTTATCGGGATCGGGAAACTCGAACTCCACTTTTTGCATTGGCATGGTTTACTCCTTATGCACGCGATACGCCACGCGGATCGGCAACGACGGCATCAATCGAGTCGTCGTTCATGAGACGGTATTCCACACCGGCAACCTTGACACGAGTGCCAGAGTTTGCGCGGAACACCACATAGTCGCCAACCTGGCACCACGGCCCGTTGGGCTAG